GAAAAAATTGACCAAAAAACAAAAATTACAAAAAGCACAAAATGAGCATAGAAAGTTTTTACTATCTATGGGCTTGAATATTAACACCAGAAATAGAGTTATTATCAAGCAAAGAATAGGTACACCTTTTCCTGATTTAACTACAGTTGAAGAGTATAAAACAAGTGACAGTATATCAGGTATAGGTAGAAAGAAATGGTCGCCTAGTGAACCTTATATACCAAAAGGTAAGACTGTAGGTATAGGGTATAATAAAGGCACATATCAATTAGTAGATGGTTCTGATATTAAAACAATGGGGAGAAAAGTATGAGTGATTTTAAATTAACTATGTCTGATTTTGATGATTGTTCGACTATAATATGTGTATCAGAAAAAGCAAAAGAATTTTGGAATAAACGAGAGTATTCTAAATATGTGGTCGTAGGTAATTCTAAGAATAACCTATATGTTATTAACAATAATGATAAAAGGAAAATTTGTAATGAAATTCGTGAGAATAATATGGATTTTACTGATTAGTAGCACACTAGTTAATTGTGCAAGTCGTTCTCAAGTAGGTGCAGTTTTAGGTGGAGCATCTGCAACAGTATCCTGTGTAGAGTTGGGTATATCAAATCCCTATCTATCTGCAACGTGTGGTGTTATAGGTGCGTTTGCTGGTGCTGAACTTATGTATAATGATGATTATGATTTACATAATGCTACCTTTGTAGACCATTTAAATAATGGTCCTCAAGGTTCTTCTTATACTAATTGGTATAATGCAAAAACAAACAGTAGTGGTATAATTCATACTACAAGGTCTTATATGAAAGGACCTGTTAAATGTAAAGATTATAGTGCAACCCTTGATGTAACAAATCAATGGCCTGTATTAGGTTATGGTTCTGCACCAACTAGAGGTGTTGTTCACGGTGTTGCGTGTCAATTGCCAGACGGGAGGTGGTTTGAATATGAATAGTTTATTAAAAATAATGTTAGTAGCATTTTTTATTTTATTATGTATTATAGCAATCGTTAGAGATAGTGATGCAGGTGATGATATCTTATATAATAAGATTGTACCATCAGAGAGAAATGTAGATGGTCAACATTGTTTAGTAAAACAAATTATTAGACAAAAAGGTGATACTATTATAAAAGAAGAAATTCTTGAGTGCAGTGATGGTAGAAAAAGAATGGATGGTCCAAGTTATTGGCAATTATTCGCAGAGTTCTACTACAGAGATGTATCTGCTCCAGAATACTGTAGATATTACAGTAGAAATAACCACGCATTTAAAATGCACGGTAAAACTTGTTTAAAATCAAATGGAAGGTGGGAAATTAAATGATAAAAAACTTGATTATAATAGGTCTTATAACTTGGTTGATTTATGTTATGGGATACAAACAATTTTTTGATGGTATACGAACTACGGTTGACAAAGTTGAAGAATTGGTAGATAATAAAGACAAATTAATTGATAATTTAGATATTGAAAGTGAGGAAGAATAATGAAATATATTATGTTAATAGTGATAGTTAGTTTACTTGGTGCTTGTTCTAGTATGGGTAACTACAAAATAAAAAGTGAGAGTGGTGATGTTGTCAATACTGTACCAAAATGGTATATGGCAGACATTAAAGAGTCTAGAGCTTGTGACACTTCAATGTTCACAAAGAAAGACGATAATAAAGTATGTATCTATGGTATGGGTACTGCCGTTTCACCTAGTTTAGATTTAGCAGTAGAAAAAGCAAAACTAAAAGCAAAAGCAGAACTTGCCGATTTAGTTAAAGGTGAAATGAATAAACAATCAAAACAGTATGCGAAAGAAGTTGGTTCAAGTGCAACTAATAAACAAGTAGCAAATGATTTTGAAACAGTAACAGTCAATGAAATCAAAGCAACTGTTGTAAAAGGTTATGAAGTCTTTGAGCAAGATGTAACATTAACTGTTAATGGTAACTATAGAGCGTGGGTAGGTTTGAGATTACCTCTTGGTGAATTTAATAAATTACACAATTATAAAGCAGAAGAGATTTTAAATTCATACAAAGTAGAAGAAAAGTCGCAAGAGGCATATTCAAACCTTATGAAAGAAGGTTCGAATGAGAATAGAAATATTCAGTAAACCTAACTGCATCTATTGTGATAAATCCAAGACTCTGTTAAAGGGTCTTGGATTGTCTTATGTTGAGAACAGTATTAATGATTACAATACTAAACAAGAGTTTTTAGAAGCTATAGGTAAGAGAGTAAAAACCGTTCCTCAAATAAAGATAAATAGTAAACTAATTGGTGGTTATAATCAATTAGTAGAATACTTTGCTGATAAAGGTAGAGTTAATTATAAAGGTGAGATTTTAAATGACTAAAGACAACGTAATTGTATTTCCTACAGATAGGATAGTTAATAAAGAAAAGGTTATTATTGACAAAGAGGAAGTTGAAAAACAATATAAGAAAATTGAAGAACAACAAACAACTCAATATGTTGAAATGTCTGTTGACGATATAGCAGTTCACTTAATTAAGTATTTTGTAGACTTACAAATAAAGGTAAATACACCACAATTTACTAGAGATTTTGCTCTATTAATTGATACGTTAAGAGGTTTAATTTATAGAGATTTTGATAAAGAATACCCATCTCAAAAACTGGTCAATGAGATTGTATCTCTTTATGATGATATTAACAAAGGTCCATCAGCAAAGATTGACTACAATAGAGTTTTAAAAAATATAAAAAACAAAAAAACTGAGAAAGAAGAAGTTTTCAGTGAGAACATAAAAGGTGATTTAAAAGATTTAAAAGATGGTGATGACATTACATTTGAACCGGATTTTGACGTATAAATATCTTTATGAATTGAAGGAGAAATAATGGTAGATAATAAATTTAGAGTGGAACAATTAAACAATCCACAACAACCACAACAAAACCCAAATCTAATGTCAAAGAAACATATGAGTTCTTGGGCATCAACCGCTGGTAAAGGTAGTAAAGCAACATATCACGAAATATTAACAAGAATTAATAATGCTAAAGATAAACCAAAGAAATTGCAAATATTGAAAGATTACGACAGTGAACCATTAAGAATGCTTATGAAGGGTGCTTTTGACCCTAATATACAATGGGACTTACCAACTGGTCTTCCACCATACAAAGCAAATAAGGCACCTGTTGGTACACAACATACTTGGTTAGCAGACGAGTCTAAAAAGTTATGGCACTTTTTGGTAGGTGGTAATCCAGGTTTATCGAAAACCAGAAAAGAAACTATGTTTATACAGGTTTTAGAGAATTTGTCTGAAGAAGAGGCAACTTTGTTAATAAACATTAAAGATAAGAAGTTAAACAAAGTTTATAAAGGTTTGACTGCTAATCTAGTAAAAGAGGCGTTTGACTGGAATGACGACTTTATGAGGAAAGATGGCTAGATTAAACAGATATAGACTGGAAGTACCAGGTGGTTCTTATGAACACAGTAATTTAACATTATTGATACTTGCAGTCTTAAAACACAGATTTACACACCTAATTAAAGAAGGTAAGTGGCAAGACTAATTTTTTTCTTGACTTTTCAGTTGAATCTGCTATTATAATAGTATACTGATTCGAAATGATAATGAAAGGAAAAAATATGACAAACATTCAAAAACAATTAGACACTGGTATTAATAACCTTATTAATCATTGTGTAAAAGACTATGAGAGATGGTCAACATCAAACGGTACCAAAGAACTTAGTAACTATAGTTCTAGAGAAATCGAAAGAAACCTTGGTATGCACGTCAAAAAAGGTTCAAAATACATAAAAGTTATGAAAGACTATGGTAACGGTCAACGTTCTGTTTGGGGTTTTATCGTTGCTAGTGAGAATGATAAGAAGTTTCAAGTAGGTGACATACTTATGGCTGCAGGTTGGAGAGGTCCAGCACGAAATAAAGCAAGAGGAAACGTTCTTTCTGGTGACTTTGGTAGTTCTTGGACTGGTCCTAATTATCTTTAATTAGGACTTTTTACTTGACTTTTTCGTTGGATATGGTATTATAATAGTATAATGATTCGAAAGGAAAAAATATGACAAACAATAATGTAAATGTAGATGAAGTAGTAGAAACTATTGCTAGAATGAATGCTGACCAAAGAAGAAAATTTGTGCAGACTATGGTGATAAAATGGACAGAAATGTCAACACAAATATCAAATACAATAGAACAAGAACTATATCATCAAAAACATTACGGGTAGAATTATGACTGCAATACAAAAAATAATGTTTCTGATAGGTATTTTATTTTTATCTTGTTTAATATTACAAGATTCGCATAGTGAAGAAGTAGATGCATCAAAAGTTATGGAGGTAGAACTAGAACGACTAGCACACAGATATTCTATTGAAGTAATAGGTGTTATGCAAGAATTTTTACCTGCAATTTTAGATAAGATTGCGTCTGATTTAAGACAAGAGGCAGACAAAAGATATAAATGTAAGCTTTTAGAAGATAGTGGTAATGAGTGTAAGTAACGTAAATAGACCTACTTGCTTAAACCACAACTGTAACAATTTTTGTACACACAGTGGTACAAGATGGAGACCGTTTTGTTCAAGATGTCATAGAGCAGGTTTTACTCCAAGTTTGACATTAGCAGAAGGTGTGAAACCCTTTAAAACTGGTAAGTGTAGCAATGCAGACGGTCATTTAGGATTTTATTGCGCTATGGATTACGATAAAGCACCGTGGGCAATAGGGTTGACTCAGATAGACCATAAAGATGGTAATTATTTTAATAATACCATTGACAATTGTGATGAGTTATGCGATACTTGTCATAAGCACAAAGGTAGACTGAGTGGTGATTTTAAAATACAAAACAAATATATTATGAAAGGTGGTGAGTAAATGTCAAAAGAAATAGACACATATTTAAAGTCAAAGATAAAAAATATATCCAATGAGTTAGATGATTTTATGACATCTAATGAGAAGTCTATGGTATATTATACAGGTAACTTTGCTATTGATGTGGCAAATAACTTTACTGAAAAGCAATCAGAAAAGTTATTTTCGAAGATTCGAAAGTATCACGATAATTTTATTTTCGTGCAAAAGAAGATGAATCATCAATATGAAATTGATAGTCAAGGTAACACTGTAAACGGATATCAATACATTGTCGCAAAAAAGTAAGACTTCTTGGAAGAATAGATTACTACTACTATTGCACACTTGCATAGTGGTAGTAGTCGCATACGGTATTGGTACATTTATGCCTAACGATTATGCTTATAAGAGAATATCAAACAAAATAGAAGAGTTTTATACAGGTTGGGCATTAGGTATAGGTTTGCACGAACCTAGTTTTGAATATTCGAATGAGGCTACATTTGTTAGAGCAATGTATAAATGTATTGATTTTGTTAATTTTACTACACCCAAAGATAAAAGAATACCTTATGAGATGATAACAGGTATGGGTGCGTTAGAAACTGGTTACGGTACAAGTAGATTTGCAAATGAGGCAAATAATCTCTTTGGTATCAGAACTTATAATAAAAATATACCACACGTTCTTATTGAGTCTAAAAAAGAATGGTCTGGTTGGGGTGTAAGAAAGTTTGAAACCAAGTGTCAGTCTGTTGAGTATCTTGTCAATTTACTAAATAGTCATTATGCTTATAAAGATTTCAGAAACGCAAGACAGAAAATGCTTAAAAATGAGCAAAACCTAGAAACAGAGGAACTGTTAAAAACATTAACAGATGTATTTCACACAACACCTGATTATACCGAAAGAGTATTAAGACAAATCCCTAGAATTAGAAAGTATATGCAATGATATTCACACTATTAACATTCTTTTCAGCAATATCCATATCAGTCATAGCTGCAGGTTATAGTATAATGGGTCTTGCTACTTTATTTTCAGGTGCAGTAATACCAATTATAGCAATGGGTACTGCATTAGAGATAGGTAAACTAGTAAGTGCAAGTTGGTTGTATCAGAACTGGAAGAATAGTAACGTATCCTTCTTATTAAAGACCTATCTGTTTACTGCGATTGTCGTATTGGTATTCATAACATCAATGGGTATATTTGGTTTCTTATCAAAAGCACATTTAGACCAGGTGAAACCAACATCAAATAATGAAATACAAATAGAACTATTAGACAGTAAAATAAACACACAAGAAAAGAGAATAGATAGGGCACAAAGCACCCTAGACCAATTAGATAAAGCATTAGATGTATATATTGAAAAAGAATTTGTTACAAGAGGTCTAAAAGAGAGAAAGAAACAAGAACCAGAAAGATTAGCATTAAATGAAGAAATTACAGACGCATCTACTATATTAGGTGAACTGATGCTAGAAAAGAACACTATTAAGATAGAGCAAGACAAGATAGAGGCAGAAGTAGGTCCTTTAAAATATGTTGCAGAATTAATTTATGGTGATAGTGCAGAAGATTATTTTGATTCAGCAGTTAGAATAGTAATTATAATATTGGTATTTGTATTTGACCCATTAGCAGTATTGTTGTTAATAGCTGCAAATATATCTTTAAGAGAAAGACAAGAAAAAAAACAGTTGACAAAAGTAAATGAAAAGGTTATACTAGAGGAGAAACTAGAAAAGATATCTCATTCAGAAAGAGAGAAGAGTAAAAAGTTGAGAGAACTCAGAAAGAAAGAAAGAGATTATAAAAAGTTTGTACAAAAGTTAGGTGCAAAAGAGTTGTCAGATTTAGATGCTGATGAGATAAAAGTAAAATTAGACCAGATTATGGATTGGAATGAACAAGCAGATAAAAAAGACCCAATTGATATATCTGAACAATTTAAACCTAAAAAATATGTGGAGGTCGAAAATGACAGATTTAATAGAAAAAAGGATAAGTAGAGCAGAAAAGGCAAGGTCTAGATGTTTAGACAAAGATATGATAAACTTCTGGAACAGAGTGATTGCATATTTTGAAAATAAACTAGAGAGGACAATACACTAATGAATATATTTTACCTTGATAAATGTCCAGTGAAGTCAGCAGAAATGTCCTGCGACAAACACGTTGTTAAAATGATACTAGAATCAGCACAATTATTATGTACAGTGCATAGAGTATCAGACGGTGTTGAATATTATGATAAGACTGCCAATGGTAGAAAGATAAAAAGGTGGAAACACCCTAATTCTAATTTAGAAACTTTGCTATACAAAGCAGGTTGGTTAAAACACCCTAGCACAGAATGGTTATTTGAAAGTGCATTTAATTATAATTGGTTATATGAACATATGATGGCACTTAATGAGGAATACAAAAAAAGATACAATCATACAGATGACCATATAACAATACAAAAATTAGGTGAGGTGCTTAAATCACCACCTGTAAAATTCAAAAATTATTTTGAACCACAAACAGAACCTAAACCTGCAATGCCAGATTATTGTAAAGTTAAAGATGATGCAGTAGCATCATACAGAAAATACTACATAATGGAAAAAAGAAGATTTGCAACTTGGAAAACACCTTCTAAAACACCTGCTTGGTATGTAGATGGTATTAATAAAATAAAGGAGAAAGAATGTCAAAGTCAATGAGAAATGAAATGATTGATGCAGTTAGAAAAAATTGTGAAGGTAATTTGCAACTGCATAAAACAAATATTGAAATATATTTGAATAAGTCTATAGGTATAGGTGAGCATAGTGATATCATACAGACCATAATTAAAGAGTTAGAGCAAGTGGCAAAGTATGAAGAATTATTGCAAACTTTAGACAAACATTTTAATAAAGAAACAACACACGAACTTTATGAAAATAAGTAAGATACCTGGTTTAGGTCGTTTTGGTATATTCGTAGACGACCTAAAGATAGATGATTTAAATAATGATAGATGGTTGTTATTAGGTGAAGAGCATTTAAAAAACCTAGTGACAATTATTCGCAATGTCGATTTTAAAGATGTTGCAGAATACAAGAAATGGATGAAGAAGTGGGGTAATCCAGTTTATCTACCTATGTTAGCATTGAAAAAGAAGTATAACATAAAAAACTGGACTGCTTTAGATTTCTTAAAAATGAGCAAAGAGGATAAGCAATACATCAAAGACGTAAAAAGAATGGTTGCATCAGATGATGGTAAGTTCAACAGTGTATTACGAGTAACAGAAAATAAAACACCTGATAATAAACCAATGGGATTATTTGGTAGTGGTGATTTAGAATGGCATTGTAATGATAGTGGTTTGCTATACTCTATACCAGGTATATCACTATTGGGTCACCAAAATATGACAAACAGTAGCACAGGTTTTTTAACAACTGTTGACTGGTATGAAGAGCAATCTGAGAGCTTTAGAAGTGAATTAGATAATGCCATTGTGATACATAA